TGTAACAGCAGTAACAATCAACCGTTCATTTGATGAACTCGAAGTAACAGCAATGGGCGATTCTTCTCACAAGTTCGTAAAGGGCTTGGAAGCATCAACAGTTACAATCGACTTCCTCAACGACACAGCATCAGCGAATGTTCTTGCAACACTTCAAGCTGCATGGGGAACAACTGTTACAGCAGTATTCCTACAGACAAAGGGAACAGCAGTTTCTGCTACTAACCCTCTTTACACAGTTTCATTGTTAGTCAATAACACAACAGACATCAACGGTGCTGTTGGCGATATTGGTACACAATCAATCACATTTACTGCTAACTCAACAGTTGCAGTAGCCACAACAGGTACTTTCTAAAAAACTAAACAAAGGGGCACAGCATGGCAAAGTTAAAAGTAACAAGGGCAGATGGATCAGTTGGGGAATACCCAATCACTCCATTGGTGCAGTATGGTTTTGAGATTTACGCTAAGAAGGGCTTTCACAAAGCGTTCATCGAAGATCAGAAGCAGAGCGATATCTTCTGGCTTGCCTGGGAATGTATCCGCCGTTCGGGTGAAACTGTTAAGCCATTCGGAGAGCAGTTCATTGAAACCTTGACAACTGTCGAGGTACTAGATGATGACCCTTTGGCTTAGGGCGCGACTCGATCACCTATCTGATTGCTAAATTAAGTGTCAGACTCGGGATCGCGCCACAACAATTATTAGAGCTAGATGATTTAATGCTGAGGAACTTAATTAAGGTTCTTCAGGAAGATGCAAAGGAGATAGCGAATGCCAGTAAACATCAAAGGCGCCGTTGAACTCCGTAAGGCACTTCGAAACTATGCTCCAGACTTAGCCAAAGAAACTCAAAAGGAAATTGCTAATGTCCTTAAGCCTGTTGTCAAAGAAGCTAGAGGATTCGTCACAGTTTCGCCATTGAGTAACTGGGCGCGTGAGGGTGGCAAGTTTCCTGTATTTAACGCATCTATTGTTAAGCGCGGTATTGGCTATAAGACAACACCATCAAAGCCTAACCGCAGAGGCTTTACAGCATTAGCGCAGATTCGTAACCAGTCAGCAGCAGGCGCTATTTATGAAACAGCAGGGCGTTTAGCTCCAGGCACAGAGCCATCATCACGCCCTAACTTTGCACAAGCAATGGGGCCGCTAATCGGTTCAGGTAAAGATCGTGGTCGTTTAATTTATAAGGCTTGGGAAAATGACAAAGGCAAAGCCACACTGGCAGTTGTAAGGGCCATTGAAAATGCAGGTAAAAAGTTTAACGCAACAGTAGGGAAGCGATAATGGCTGGTCCAGTAATTGATATTGCCGCCCAGTTTACCGGCAATAAAGCATTTAAGCAGGCTGAAACTGCTACACAGCGATTAGAAAAGTCAGTTGCTAAATTAGGTAAGCAACTTGCTGGAGTCTTTGCAGCTTCTAAGTTATACGCATTTAGCAAGAATGCTGTTAAGGCTTTCGCAGCTGATGAGAAGGCTGCACGATCATTAGCCTTAGCCCTAGCCAACACAGGTAATGCATTTGCAGCCATCGAGGTTGAAAAGTTTATTGGTGACTTGCAACGCGCTACAGGCGTTTTAGATGATGACCTTCGCCCAGCGTTTAGAGCATTACTTACAGCCACAGGCGATGTTAAAAAGTCACAGGATGCTTTGGCATTAGCCCTAGACATTTCAGCAGGTACAGGTAAGGACTTAGGAGCTGTCTCAGCGGCTTTAAGTCGTGGCTTCTTAGGTCAGACAACAGCACTCAGCCGTTTAGGTGCAGGACTAGATAAAGCAACATTAAAGACTGGTGACATGGATGTCATCCTTGGGCAACTTACAGACAAGTTTAGAGGTCAGGCACTAGCTGCTGCCGAAGGCTATGCAGGCGCTATTGCGAAACTCACAGTTGCATCCAATAACGCTAAAGAGATTATTGGCAAAGACCTACTAGATGCCATGCAGATGGTGGCTGGCAAGGATGGTATTGGCGGAGCAACCACAGCAATGGAAGGCTTTGCCACACAAATTGGTAATGCAATCTACGGCATAGGTGTTCTTACAAAAGCAATCAAGTCATTACCAGGTGCAGGCTTTATTGGCGATGTTCTTAATGCTGGTACTCAAATCTCAGGACTAGGACTTCTTTCAAGATTGGGTGCGACAAGTAAGGCGCGTGCAGCAGGAACAGGACAACAATCTCCAGGCGAACGACTTGCTATCGACAGAATCAATAAAGAAGCTTTGAGACTACAAAAGAGCAGCAACACATTAAAGAAGATTGATAATGATGCAACTGCTCGAAAGATTGTTTTAACAGCAGACCAATTAGCGCTTCAGGAACTAGAGAAAAAGTTCGATGTTGAGCGCGTTGGATTGTATGCAGCTCTTAATCAAGCAGCTGATGGCGAGACAAAGATGCGACTTCTATCGCTTATTGCTATTCACGATCAGAATACAGCCCTCGCTGGAATGATTAAGAAAACTGATGAGTCGAAAGATGCCTTCGGAGCGCTCCTCGATGCACTTCGAGCAATCATCAGAGCAATGTTCGAAAGCATCGCTCCGGAACTTGCAAAGCTTCAAGCATTAACAGGAAATACTCCAACAGCAAGCGGCAGCGGTGGCGGTCGCTATTCAGCAGCCGATGTAAACACTCAATCAATCGCGGCAGCTTCTCTTAATCAAGGCTTAGCCGCTGGGTTATCTACAGCATCCGCCTTATCAGGTGCTCGATATGCAGCACAAGCAGCAGCTAATTATGTTGTCAGCGTTAATGTTGCAGGCTCAGTCACCACAGAGCGCGATTTAGTCAATGCCATTACTCAGGGCATTTATAATAATCAGGCTTCCGGAATCCCAATCTCCTATTCGACTGCGTACAAGTAATGGCGTTACCAGCAACAATATCGGTCAAGATAAATCTATCGGGTGGAGCTTCATTCGGTAATCCATTTATCTTGGGTACTTCTCAACTGGGCTTTGCTGAACTAGCTTCTGCCATTCCTGTCATTGTCGATGTTTCTGCTCAGACCACAAATATCTCAACTCGCAGAGGTCGCAACCTTTTGCAGGATAATTACGAGTCCGGACAGGCAACTATCAGAGTTGTTGATCCAAATGGTGACTTCAATCCACAGAACACTTCTAGCCCCTATTTCGGGCTATTACAGCCACTTAGAAAGATACAGGCATCTGCTATCTATGGCGGAGTTACTTATGGCTTATTTGGCGGTTATATCACCGAATATCGTTATACCTATCCAACAGGTCAAGAAACAGGTTATGTGACCTTTGTTTGTTACGATGCTTTTAGATTGATGTATAACTCCAATGTCACAACAGTTACAGGTGGCACAGCAGGGCAGACAACTGCACAGCGCGTTCAATCTATTCTGTCAATGATTGGCTGGCCTAATGCCTTTACTAGCATCGGCACAGGTGCTACGACTTGCGTGGCTGACCCTGGCACATTACGCACAGTCCTAGAGGCTATCCAAACAGCAGAGTTTACAGAGCAAGGCGCGTTCTACATTGATGCCAATGGCGTTGCAACCTTCAAGGGTCGCCAATTTGTCTATGATGCCCAAAGCGCTAGTCCAACTATATTTAACCAAACAGGCACAGGAATTAACTACGCAGGAATTACCTTTGCCTTAGATGATAAAACAATCGTAAACAAGGCAACTGTGACTCGTATTGGCGGAACAGCACAGACTTACTCAGATGCCGCATCCATTGCCCAATACTTCACACGATCCATTACAGCCTCAGATATGCTCATGCAGACAGATGCCAACGCCCTAAGCCTTGCCACAGCCTATGTAACAAGCCGTAAAGATACTTCTATTCGCATTGAAACTATTACCCTAGATTTAACTACGCCTAACTACGCATCAGGGGTTACAGCAGCTTTGAACCTAGATTTCTTTGACACAGTAGACATCACCAATGAGCAACCTGGTGGATCGACTATTCAAAAGAAACTCCAAGTGCAGGGCATAGCCCACAACATCACCCCTAACACTTGGACAACCACAATTGCTACGCAGGAGGCTTTGCTCGATGTTATGTACTAGAATTGACCCTATGAAAGAGGTGTGCTAATGGCTGTCGGACTTCCACTAAAAACGACCTATGCGAATGGAGATGTCTATTCCGCATCGGATGTTAATGAT